TGTTGCTGAATCTTCTGAGTAATGATATTGACATACTTACTCTTAGCATCAACAGAATCAAACATATCGTCAGTAACATAGGTATTGAGAGCATAATTAGTAATTGCTTCACCAATGTCGAGACCAAGCTGCTTTAAACCGTCCTTAATTTCTCCGCTACCAATATACTTGGAAACGAGAGATTCAACAGAACCGTTAGAAGTCTGTGATTCCAAGCTCTGACCTGCGAGAGACTGTTGCTGAGCCATTGCTTCTTCATCAAGTTTCTTGTGATAGTAATCTTTAAAATCCATGGTATTTCTCCTGTAACTTTTAATTTATATTATTTATAATTTTTTATTTATGTCTTCGTATTTTTTAATCATGGCACGAACAACAGACCCAACGTCTGTTAAAGACGCATTCGGCTTGAATGTTACTTCATTCTTACCGAACATAGCCTTAAAAGTTACACGTTTACGATATCCATATATACGGAATGTAACCTGACCAGATTTCTTTACGACAATAACACCAACATTGCGTTTTTCAGCACATGTAACCCTGTTATCTATTATATTAATTCTTTGATTAGAAAAGATTTCATAAGAAAATCCTTTTATAGCAAGAATATTCAGAATCTTTTCTACTTTTCTATCAAGTTCTTCGAAATTAAGTATCATGTATTATTTATAATTTATCTTTTTCTTTTTAATACCATATACGTAGTATCGAAGTCATTGTCTTTATCGGCTTTGAGTTCCTCGGTAGAAAGAATTTGCCATTGGTCCATATTAAGCTCAGGGAAGAAAGTATCACCATCTTCGATAGTTGTATGAACCTTTGTTAAATAGATATAATTTACAAGATTTATTGCCTGACGATAAATAGTTCCACCACCAATAATGAAAGGAGTATTATCATTTCTTGAATTAGCATAGTCTGCAGCATACTGTAAAGAAGGCTTAACTATGCAACCAGGAATTTCTAACTCTGGATTAGAAGAAATCACGATATTAGTTCTATTTGGTAACGGCTTACCGATACTTTCATAGCACTTTCTACCCATAATTACACAATGATTTGTGGTTAATGTTTTAAATCTTTGTAAGTCAGATTTTAAATGCCATGGCATTGTTCCATTTTTACCAATAACATTGTTATCAGAAACTGCAACTATAATTCCATAATTTATATTACTCATTTTAAATCCTTATATTACATTAATTGCAAGGTCTTTAATTTCACTTAGAGTAACCCAAATAAATCTACTTTTTTCGGGATTACGAATACTTATTTGTTCTTCACCGTTTTCAAGTTTTTTCATTAACAAGTCATAAAAATCTTTAGCCTTGACAACATATCCGACTGAATAATCATCCAAAGTAAAAATTAAATCGATTGAAAAATCACCTGCATAAATTTTACTTTTTTGACCAAGACTATTGATATGAGTATATGAAATTTTATCTTTGTGTAAAGAACTTTTTACATCTATGTTTAGCGTTTGATTTGACTTAGTATCTATGATTGAAATATCAATTTTATCTTCCATATCTGTCTTTGAATGAGCAGGAGCTTCTTCAATGAGATATCGAGGAATGTTATTATAATGATTTTTCAATCGACCGTAAATAACATGCTGTGCAATAAATCCATTGGTTAAATCTTTCTGTTTACGTTCTGTTCTTTGTCCGTCTGTCATAGATTCCTTATTTTAAGTGTTTGATTAATTCTGAATGTTCAGAAACTAATGGCATAAGTTCAGGTAAACCTTCAATCTGAACGATATTAAAATATCTACGACCGTCATATTTACCAGGAACAAAATTATTAACTTGTTCCATAATAGCGATTTCTAATTCCTTAGGAATACAGCTAAATGAAATAAGTTGCATATTCAAATCAAACTTTTCTTTTAAGTTTTCATCGATAAGCCATTGGTCAAGATTCTCGTTAATTGCAGCAAGAATCTTTTTTGTTCTTAAACCTTTTTTGATACTAGGAACATTATCAACACTATCACCACGAATAATCTTAATAAGTAATTCTTCTTTAGGATTAAGACATTCAATAAATGTATGATCTAAGCCATTATACTGTTTATAATTTGGATATTGGAACAACTGATGGAAATCTTTATCAGAAGATACATTTATAATATCCCATTCAGGTTTGTTCTTCGTTATAACAGCTATAATGTCATCAGCTTCACAACGTGGTAATTTGATGAATTGAATGTTCTTAAATGCTGAAGCCAAGTCATCAAAAAACTTAGTAGCAACAGGGAAAAATACATCAAAATCAACTGGAGACTGTTCACGCTTTGCAGCACGATTAGCCTTATAGTCTGAATATATTTCTTTTCTCCAACTTTCAGAATCCAATACAGCAATAACTTTTTCTGGATTATTATCTTTAATTGTTTTCATGAAAGATGTAAGGAAAGTCTGTTTGAAAATACTAAATTTCTTTTCAGTAGGACTAGGCATTTGAGCATAAAGACATCTCATCATGAGATTAGATATGTCAAATATTAATACTTTCATATTTTTACCTTTTTTCCGTAAATATAGAAAAGTATTGCAAAAGCAATACTTTGTGAATTTTTGTTTGTATTTTTCTAATCTTCTTCGTAATATAAGCCTTTTTTCTTTCTTTCTTTACGTTTTTCAATTATATATTCACGGCTAGATTTTAAATGTCTATAACAATATTTTGTGCATTTACCCATTCTAATCAATAGCATGTGGGCTAAGAAATGCTCTTTCAAAGTTAACTCTACTAAATTTGTCTTTTTAGATGAGCCTCCTTCTGAACGAGGTATGACATGATGGCGCTCGACTTCAAGTAAAGCGTTGTTATCACGTGTCTGCGCACGATACATAATTTTATCATAAATCTTATTATAGTCCATTAGAATCCTTTATTTCCATTTGATAAATTTAGTTCATTTTCAACAGTTTGTTGAGTCTTAATGAAAAATTCTGGAGATACTTGCAAATATTTTAATATTGCGCTATTTTTTATTTGATAAGATTGTCTTACGCCTGTACGATTATAACATTTATAACCTAATTGAATATTAGTATATATGCTTTTTAGTTCTTTAGGCGAAATTATGACTCTTTTACTTTCACCTTCTGTTATTTGATAAAATTTTATCATATGGTCAATAATATATTCTTGGACTTTGGGAATAAAATAATGAAAATTTATTGCCCAAAAATTATTGATATTTCTATCATCTGGTTCTACACAATATATAACTGGTAATCTATCAAAGCCAACCTTATGAGTTTGCCGCAATATTGGCTCATACTGGATTAGATAAAAATAGCCATTAACAACCTCATTAGTTTTGATGAGATCATTATAATCTACATTTATTTTTATTTGATCAAAAAACATTTATTAATTAACTGAGATTTTTCCAGTAATGTCCTCTGTATTTTCAAGTTGCAATTCGATGTTTTCATAGTCGAATGTTACTACATAGCTAACGACATCAGATACGCCATATTGTAATGACAACTGTGCCAAGTTATTAATAATAGCATGCTTGAATTTCATTTTAGAAATAATTTTATTGTTGTTGTTTAATGAAACTATTTCGATTGCATCAATACAGTCCATTCTTAAAAGTTCTTCACCTTTTAAATTAGTTTTACCACAGCTTTCACCAAAACGCATCCAATAAATCCAACAATAGAACAAGTAATAGTTCTGCATGTTTTCATCTAATTGGAATTCGATATTGATTGTTTGTAAATCTCTTGCACCAATTGGATTCGGATGTAACTGTCTTTCATGCTGGTAAAGACTGGTTAACATTGGAATAGATAAATCTGGAACACTCACATTTCTTACATAGTTATCGAGAATATGAGTATCTAAATCGTAATTAGTCATATTAACAAGATTAGAGAAACGAACTATAAACTTGTTATTACTAAAATCATTAATTTGTGTTGTTATTCCTGACATATATCTTATTTATAAAGAAAGACTGACCTTGAGAGTCAGTCTTATTATAGTTATTATTTAATATTAAGCTTCTTTAAGGTTCTTATGTTGGATATCAACAATCTTACCCATATTAGTAGTCTTGCTTGCAAACTGTGATACAGCTTTCTTAACAGATTCTTCAATCGGTTCAGCATACTTAAATACTAATCTACCATCCTTAGCTGAATTTTCAACGATTTCAATATAATCATTGGCATTGCTAGCACTAGATTTGAGAGCAGCAATAACATAGTTGATTATTGCAAGAGTATATTTGTTAACCCAAGCTTGGCCTTCTCTTGTTTCATTAAGTTTCTTATCTGGGTCTGCAAAATTCTTAAGTAATCCAACCAATGCAGCAGTAGACAATTCTTTATCACCTGCTTCAGCTTCATTTACAAGATTGATTGCTTCCATCAACTTATTGCATAAGTTCTGTTTGAATGATGTTACAGATTCAGCTAACTTGAGAATCCAAGCAGAACCAGTCTTATTCGAACCCAAGATTGTATTAGGAGTAAGTTCACCGATACGGTCTTTACTTACTACGATAGAATATGCACCAACAAATTTCTTCTTAGTATCTTGAATGTCAATATTAGCAGCATCAGTAATAGACTTGAAGTTAGACATAGATTCGAGATTCTTATGGAATTCACCAATTTCAGTCTTTGTTAATGCAGTCTTCAAAGGAATAATATTCTTTTCTTCACAACGGATTAATGCAGCCAATGTGCTCTTAATACCTAATTCAGTTGTATTGGTTGTAAATATGAATTTAAGTTTCTTACCTTCAGAAGTAATTCCAATAAGTTGCTTTTCATACTTTTCTTTAAGTCTCTTAATCAAGTCTTTAATATAAGATTCAATAAAGGATTCAAGCTGACCTTCTCCTGTCTTATAATTAACTTCACTAGAACCAGCATTATCCTTGATAACTTTCTGTAAGTATTCCTTAGAATATTCAACAGTATATTGATATACAGTAACTTGGTCTTCGATATTAGGAAGAATATCTTTTACAAGTTTAGCAACAGTTTTAACAGAGAATTGTAAGCCACGGAACCAGTTAACGTCACGAGATGGATCGATAGATTGTCTATACTTTGCAATCTTCTTTTCATAACGCTTCATTTCCTTAACCTTGCTTTCGCCATCATCACCTTCATTCAAGATGTTAGCAGCATCGATAGCAACGTCCTTGTCCTTGAAGTATAAGTTGAAACCGTATGTTTTAGTTGGAACGAAACCAAGATAATCTTCAAACTGTTCTGGTTCAAGTTTTTGTGTTAAGAAGTCATTTAAGTCTTCAGAAATTTTTGTTACAAGAGCTGTATAGAATTCTTCAAGACCTTTATCTTCACGAGCAGCTTGCTTAGCGATACTTACAATAATATCTTCGTCAATCTTATAAGGTGTAGTATAAACGCTAATTAAATTACCTCTTTCATAGCTAGTCTTTGCATCATCAAGCTTAGCTTTGACTTTCTTATAAGTTAAAGAATAAACCTTAGTAACGAAACGGTCTTCTAAAATTTTGCTCTTATCAGGATTAATAAAGATAGATTTCTTATCCATACCTTCTTCTTGGAATGGACGGTCGACTATCTTTAAATCGCCTTTTAAGAATGCTGATTTTCTTTCTTGACCAACAATATCCTTAAACTGCTTAGCATAACCATCTGGATTTTTCTTAGAAGCCGGATAGAAAATGTAAGAAAGAGTATGGTCATCAATAGTTTCGACACCAGCTAAAGCACTGTCACTCTTACTATCAAACTTAGCAACAAGACCTTTTCTTACAATTTTATTTGCCTTATCAGCTAATACCTTAATAATATCATAGATAGACTCTTTAAAGGACTCTGTAAATTTATCCTTTTCTTCTTTTGCTGCTTCTGGAGTATCAGTTGGATTTACTTTAGCATCAATTAAATCAGCAATACCTTCAATAACACCTTCTGCAGTAAAGTCAAGATTAACTGCATAGCCTTGTATTTCTTTATCGCTAGTAGAGAACCATCTTTCTTGAAGCATAGACGGAGATTTAATAGTGCTAGAATACTTGTTGTCAAGCTTCTGCTCATTTAAATAGTCTTTAAAATCGTTTTTCATATATTTAAATTCCCTTATCTTACGTTTTTATATTATTTATAAGAAAAATGCCCAGCGAACTGGGCATTCATAAGGGTTACTGTCTTCTAGCTTCTTCTCTAGCAATTTGCTGCGTAAATACTGCACGATTCTTATTAATCCAGGTAATAATATCAGAAAATGCCTGGTGAAGAGTGAGCCAATCAATTACTGTGCCTTTCGGGATATCTTCTTCCCTGATATCCATGGCCCAAGCACCTGAGTTGAACTTGAATCTCTTTTGGTCAACTTCTTTCATATGTTCTTTACATGTAGCTATCGCCCAATCGGGATATCGCTTAATTGTATTGACACAATGCTTGAGAAGCGGGTTATAACTGGGATTATCCATGAGACTTTCAATGCTTCTTGAAGTAATGCCCTTGTTAATAATATAAAAACGAACTACTTGAACTACTGGTCTAATCATGTTATCCTCCTTACTTAATATCCTTTACAACGACTTCAATTCCGACTGTTCCCTCTAAATTTTCATCTTCATAATACAATTCATTGAAATCCCAGTCTAAATCTTTCTTACCATCTTCAATGAACTTTTTAACTTTTTCTGTAAGTTTTTTTATTTCTTCCTCAGTTGTATCTTCATCAACTGTGAAATTAACAACTTCATAAGCACGATCTTCGACCTTTTTCATGACTTCTTTAAGCATGGCTTTTTTAGTTGCATAAGTTCCAATATGATGTCTTTCTGCGTCACCACCATGGCCAAATTCATAGTAGTATTTGTAAGCGTTATATACCTTCATTTTCACCTCACCATAAAAAAAATAAAATATCGCATGGTCAAATGCCATGCGTCTTGTTAATTGTATAAAGTATATATAGAAATTAAAACGTCAAAAGTCGCAAAAGTTTAAACTATTTTCTCACCTTCAATATCGACCATCTTTGTAGCCATATTTTCAACTACATCAGCTGGTACTTCATGAACGTTTTGGAAACGAGTTCCTAATCGCAACACAACATATTCTGCATTGCATTCTTTCGCAATTTTGATATACTTCTTGACACTTTTTCTATCGATATTGGTATTTGCTACTATTACGAAATCGTGAGTCATAAGTGCCTCAGAAACGCGATGTTGACACCACATGTGTGCATTATTCAATAAATCAGGATTCCAGTTATAGTTGCCATCTTTATCATAGAAATATGTATCAGCTTCATAGGAAACAGCTGTGAATCCTACGTCAGTTAAATACTTTATTAAATTCTTTGCATAAGTTGACTTTCCCGAACCTGGAACACCACGTAATATAATTAACTTTTTCATAATAAGCAAATATAGAAAAACATAGATAGTTAAAAATTTTAAGAAATTTATTTTGAATATATTAAAAAAGACGACATTCTTTCGAATGCCGCCTTCAACAAACAACAACTAAGGATTTATTTACTTTTCATCGCTGAAGAGCTTAATGAGAGAGTCCTTTGCAGGATTAGTCAAGTCAAGCACAGCAGTCGGAACTGCTTCGCCTTCCTTAGCTTCCGGCAACTGATCTACCAAAGTAAATCCAGCCTTAAGGAGAATATCTTCTAAGTTGATGAATGAACGACACTTGATTTCAAGCTGTTCGAGATAGACATCATTATACTTGTAGTTAGGAACACGACCACTTCCAGAAGTAAGGTCCATGAGATAAATCTTATTATCGGAAATCAATGCACATTCCTTACAGCTTTCGTTATCAACTGGGATAATGAACTCTGCCTTAACATTGTTCGGGTCACACATGACGACATGACCACCAGTACGACGACCATATCCATCACGACCAAGCTTAGATCTCATATCTTCAGTTGCTACAAAGAGCTTAAACTGAGACTTCGGTTGACCAGAGAACTGGTTAACAGAAACCTTACCAGAGCCAATTTCCTTAGAGAAATAGAACAACTCAGTTGCTTCCGGTTCAGCATTAGTCATATCACCAGAGTAGATGATAGAGTTTTGACCATTGGTATAGCTAGAGCACCAACCGTAGTTGTTACCATGCATATCCATCATGTGAAGGTCGAAGTCGCGAGTTCCCCATTCATTACGCCAATAAATACCAACAACGTTATTCTTGTCGCCAAGATCAACATTAGTACCAAATGGATAATTACCAATGAAGTTCTTTTCAGAGGTCGGAACAGTGAAATGAACATTCTTCGGCATTACAACATAACCGGCCTTATCTTTAATAGAATCAACGATAGACTGTTCAAGAATGTTGTAAAGAGACATCAAATAAGAAGTATTATCATTCTTCGGCTTGTAGTCGGCATCAACCCACATCTTACCATTACGGATAACATACATCTTACCATTGCACTTCTGGAGCTTAGCCATGATGCCCTGCATAAGAGTAATCTTCTTGAAGTTGGTGATATCACCAAGATGA